ACAGTAACCGTATTTATTGAGAGATATTAAAATGGCAAATTATTTATTTACAGATAAAGCTGGTACTACTCGCAGGCGGGCTAGTGAAATAACTTTACGTTTTCCCGCAAGCGGAGTTCCCACCATTACTTTTACGGAGGAGGATAGAATTATTCTCGCTGATGGTAAACAAGTTATTACACCTGTTGATGCTAAACGTGTTATTGATATTGATGAAACCTTTATGCAAAAAACTTTTCCTAGTCGCGACGTAGAAAGCGGAGAAGTAACTGAGGGCTTAAGAACAGGCGCTGATATTTTTGCAAATGTTTTTAGCGCGATTGCGGATGTTTATATCCAAACAGGGATCGAAAGCGACGAACAATTGTCTAGTGACAACACGCCAGCCTAAACCGCTATAAATACATATCATAATTCATATTCGTTGTAGCTGCGACAGTTCTCAAAAAAAAGTGTCGCAACTTTGCGCATGTTAGTGACAAGGTTTCCGTCTTTTGCGACACTTTTAGACCATTTTTTAGGAATTCTTTTGAAATTTTAAAAATGAAATATAATACAAATAGTGTAATTACTGGAAAAGTTCCTGAAATTTCATGCAGAAGTGTCGCAAAAACCCTCTTTGCATGGAATAGACGGTAGTTAGACTGCGACACTTTTTTTGCGGATGTGTCGCAAAACCACCCTCACCTCGTTATTTATGACTTTTTTATCAATTTGAATAACTTTACATAAAAAATAACAAAGATTTAATAGCACTGTCATTTGTAGACTATTGTTTACAGATAACAATCCTATTTTATTTTTTACAAGGCGCGGAATGTTTCCTTGCCAATTTAATCCTAGAGGTAGTGCCAAATGGATCCAAACGACGAAAATGAAAACAAACAGTCTGTGACTGATAACCAAACCGATGCTAACAACACGCCAGCCCCTGATGTTGCAAAATTGCTTGCTGAAATCGAATCACTAAAAAACCATAACGCTTTATTGCTTAGTGAAAAGAAAACTGAACAGCAACGTAAAAAAGATGCTTTAGCTGAAAAAGAACGCCTTGAAGCCGAACAAGCCCGTAAAAATGGTGATGTTGAAGCGATTACTAAACAGTATGAAACCAAAGTAGCGGAACTTCAAAACGAGTTAGCAAGACGCGACGCTGCGCAAGAAAAAGCATTGATTGATAAAACTGCTTTAGACATTGCATCTCAATTAACTGACAATACCAACAATCGCGATATTATTGCAACATTAATCAATAATCGCTTTAAAGTTGTTGATGGTCAGATCAAAGTGTTGAATGCGGATGGTGAGATTTCTATCAATGATTTAAATGCCTTTAAAAATGAATTAATTGCTAGTGGCAAATACGATTCATTAATCGCAGGTACGAAAGCGACGGGTGTCGGGTCAACAGGTGCAAAAGGCACTATTAATAAAACTGAATTAACAGAAAAAGAGATGCGCGAGTTGTTAGTTAACGACCCTGTGCGTTTTTACCAATTATTCCCAAAGAAAAACTAATAGCTAATAGCTAATAGCTGTTAGCCACTCTTTAAACCTTTCAAGGACTTTTAAAAACATGGATGAATTATCTTTATTAAACGTATTCAGCCGCGAGTTGTCTATCACCCTGCAAGACCAAAACCCTATTGATAATTTTTGGTTTCAGACTGGGGCTTTTACTCGTAATGCCGACGTATTGCGTGCTTTAAATAGCGGCGAGGATGCAGTTACTATTCGTAATATTGGCAAACTTGATGCTTCGGTAGAACCTAACTACCCTAACACCATCGTTTCCGATATTGCCCACCCACAAACTATCGGCGCTAGAAAATCTGCAGCTCGTGTTGCTCGCATGGTGCGTGCTGTTTATTTCTCAGATTTAGAGAATGAATTAACTAGCGGCGAACCAAACCGCGCTGTTGTAGCAGCCCTGAATGAATCGTGGGATGAAACAATGGAGTTGCGTGCCATTGCAAGTACCTTCGGTGTTTACAACGCTATGAAAACCGATAAAAACAAAGGCGATTATATTGTCAGTGCAACTACAGGTTTTGATGTTAATGCCTTTATCGATGTAGAGTCGCTATTACCAAAAAATACCTATTCAGGTGTTATTGTCGTGCATTCCCGCGTTGCTGCCGCTATGCGTAAACAAAAACTGATCGACAAAGTTACCGATTCAGCAAACGTAAAACCTGTTGAATTCTATAATGGTAGACGAGTTCTTGTCTCTAATGACCGCGCTGATCCGATCAGTGGTAAGACCTACAACTGGACGCAAATCGGCGAAGGCTCATCTGCAAAATACTTAACAATCGTCTGCGATAATAACGCATTCGCTGCTGATATCCTTCCTGACTACAACGACCTTGAAGTTTCAAGAACTGCGTTCACAGGTAATGGTGGTGGTCATACTGCGATTTGGTCAAGACGTAAATCTATTATCCATCCTAGCGGTTTTAGTTTTGAAGCGACAAAAGACCAATTAACAGGTGGTACGATTAATGAACACTTGTACGCAAGCTTAGATGACTTAGCAAACGGGAACTTATGGAAAATTTCAGGAAATTCTAATATCCGTTTCTTGTTAACCACAGCTAACTAAACACAAAAAAGTATTTCGACAAGGTTGATACTAAAGATTGGTATCAGCCTATTTTTTTTATTTTTCAATATGAATAAAAGGACACAAAAATGGGACTACCTACTAATACCCAAAAACCTGACTATCTACATGTGTTTCCTAGCGACAAAGCTTATTTTGATACTCGCTCAAGCACAGAGGATCAACTTCGCGTTACTGTTGCAGACAAAAGTGGCAAAGACTACAACGTCAAAGACCCTCAAAAAGTAACGACTGTTGTAACTGGAACCCCTAAAAAAGGCGGCGGCGCTTAATAAGTTTCAACCCTTTCAGTGCTTTCACGGACGAGAGCGCTGATCCCTATTTTTAAACGAGAATTGTTATGAACGAATACATTACTGCTGACAGCTTAGAGTTGATAGCAAATCTTGATTTAAGCGATTATTCGGACAAAGAAATCGCTGTTGAACTTGCTAATGCTTGGCTAAATGGCTATAAGCTGCCAGCCTATGATTCTGTTACAGACGTTCCTAGACCTATTGTACTTGCGGGTGCAAAAATCATTCAAGGCTATATGGCGGGCGAGATGTTTAGTGGCAATGACGGTTTGTTCGTAAAACGTAAGAAAAGCAAAGCGGATGTTGTTGAAACAGAAGTTGAGTATTCTGAAAATATCGCTGCTAAAAAAGAATCGCAGTATGAAGTGATCGCTCGCGCATTGATCAAACCATTTATTGTCGAGAATAAGGGTGGTTATCGTAGACTTTCTGTTGTAAGGGGTTTTTGATGGGTTTGAAAAGTGATATCACACAATCAATTGCCGAAGCATTTGCAACAGACTTAAAAGACGCTGTTAAACCCTTTACAGGTAAGCGTGTGGTGCATAATGAAGGCTCATACGATATTTTAACTAACTCATATACCGATGCCAGCGATACTACCACTAACTATTCAGGTAAGGGTGTTTTTGCTGGGTACACGTCGTATGAAGTCGATAATGAAACTATTTTAGCAAGCGACCAAAAACTAATATGCTTGCAAAGTAATTTAAAACCCCAGCTTGATGATGTTATCAATGATGTTTATCAGGTCGTTCGGGTTAAACAAGACCCTGCCAGCGTGGTTTGGATTTTGCAATTGCGGAGGTCGTAATGATAACAATGGGTTTTGACAACGACCCCTTAGCGTTTATTGACCTTATTGAGAAGGATTTTCGCAAAAAATATAAGCAGGTTTGCCATGATGTACTAGGTTATTTACAAATGTTTTCCCCTATTGATAAAGGGAACTATATGAATAATCACCACGTATCTTTCGATAAACCTGAACCTAAATACATATTAAAAGAGCGAGACCAACAAAACGAGGTTATTAAATTTTTTGGCGGCGATCAAAACGTAAAAATCGACAGCATGCCAGCCAATAAGACGCCAATCGTATATATTCAAAACAACGTACCATATGCGGGTTATCTTGAATTCGGTACAACTAAATTCGCGCCTTTTGCTGTGTTCAGTAGAGCGGTAGCTGCGACGGTGAGTGTACATAAATGAATGATATCTTAATTGAACAACTTATAACCTCGCATTTATTAAAGTTCCCCAACATTGACCAAAAAAGAATAACCAAACCCAATGTCAACTATACCCCTCCCGTGACTGGCGTGTGGCTGCGGGTTTTTGTTAAATCTACGGTGAACAAGGTAGCGTCCGTTACTGTAGAACCCTGCGTTATTGAGAATGGACTTTTAATAATTCAAGTTTTTGATCGTGAGAATAATGGTACTGGCGTGGTGAAGGTTTTTGCAAGTGCGCTCGCGGGTCATTTTAACTGTAAACAACTCGGCAGCCTAAATCTCTGGGCGGCAACAATCAATGACGTTGGCTTAGATGGTAATGGCTTTTACCAATTTAATATAAGCGTCCCCTATGAATTTTTAAACTAAAAAAGGATTTTAAATTATGGTAGCTATTGCAAAAGGCGCCCGCGCAATCATGTCGTACGCGCCACAAACTGATAGTAATGTTAAACCAACTACAGGGTGGAAAAACCTGCCTTACAAATCAGTTTCTCTATCACCAAAATATGAAAGTACGCAATCAGAAACAATTACGGATAGCCGTGTTGAATCAAGTGGTCTTGTTAGTAAAGCAACTGTAGAAGGCGATATTGGTACTGAATTATCACTAGGTACTTATGACGACCTATTAGCAGGTGTTGCTTTTAACGACTGGCAAGACAATGTACTAGTGTTTGGTGGTGAAATTGAAAAAATGTTCGCATTTGAGCGCTTCCAAAAAGACATCGGCATTGCCCACTACTTTAATGCTTGTATGATCAACACCTTCAAAATGTCTATTGCTGAGGGTCAGTTAGTTAGTGCGGATTTTGGCGTTATCTCTCGTGGTTATGATGAAAAATCGGATGGCACTGTATTCGCATTAAACCCTACTGCGCAGCCGTTCCTATATAAAGCATCTAGCCTATCGGTACAAGATATTAAAATTGATGGTGTCACAACAAGAGGTGTTGCTTGTGCTAAGTCGTTTGACATGGAAGTTAACAACAATGGGCAGTCTGTTACCTGCTTAGGAAGCGGCATTTATGCCAGTGGTATCGCTGAAATGAAACAGGCGGTCACAGGTAATCTTACACTTGCCTATTCGAGAGGTTCGCATGATATTGTTAAGAACCAAATCACAGGCGCCACCGTTTCTGTTGAAGTTATTTTAACATTTAAAGACAAGAGCGGCGCATTGAAGGGTAGCTATGTTTTCACCCTGCCAATGATTCAGGTTACAGGCGATATCCCATCGGGCAGTATGAATGATTTACTAAACCAACAAATCACTTATCGCGCTGTAGAACAAGCAATCACAATCAAACGTGTTATTAATACTTAAACAAGCTTAATGCTTATAACTACCAGCTCTTAGCTATCATCTAAGGGCTTTTTTTATCTATTTATTTGTTGTCGAAAAAGGAAACATTATGAGTATTTTAGTACAAAAACGTGAAAAAGTAACAGTAGAAAACACCCCTTGCGAGTGGAAGGCTTATAAAAATGGCGTAAGCTTCGAATTATATGGCGCTGCCCACCCTTTATACCAATTCGCGATGGCACGTTTCTATGGCATTGTTAGTTCTCAAGATATTCTAGAATTGGATGAACACTCTCTAACGGGTGAAGCCCAGCTGGCTATTTTTGCTAAATACTTGGTTAAAGACTGGCAAGGGGTTGAAGGTGAGGATAACGAAAAACTAGAAGTCACACCTGATAACTTTTTATCTTTGATTGAAACCGATCCTGCTGTATGGGATTTTGTTAATGAAAAAGTAATCGAAATTCAAAACGACTTCAATAAAAAAGTTGAAGCAACCAAAAAAAAGCAATCGAGAGTTTCAAGTGGCAAATAGAATACGGTAACTTATCCGACTTTGAAAAAGAGATGCTTGAGTATGTGACGGGTGTTGATATACCACCCCAGCCCCCGTCGGATTATTACGTTGAGACGATTATAAATACATTCTTTTTTGCATCTCCTGCTCGGAAAATTGTGATGGGGTTAGATAATATTCTTTATTTAAAACTATCAGTGAAGGATATTACAGACGTCGTTGAGGTACATGATGTGCCAATACCTCGCTCTATGCTTGATGTATGTATACTCGCAATCGATGCTATTTTTGTAGAAAAATTAAATTCGAAACCCCCTGCGGATGACAAGGAATAGTCAACATGTCAGAACAATTAACAAATTTGGTAGTGCGAGTTAGTGACGGCGATACAGTATCACGACTTAAAGATATCAAGCAAGCATTAAAGGATATCAGTGCTGCGACAAAGGGTGTTATCACTGTCAATAATACCTACCAAACAACCACTCATAATCACGCCCAAACAATCAATAATAATTCGGGTGCGGTCAGAAACAACACCAGAGTTGTCAATGATAATTCAAACACATTTCGATATAACACCCGCGTATTAAATGACAATTCAAACAATGTTAGAAACAACACCCGCGTTGTTAACGATAATTCGGTTAATGTTAGAAACAACACCCGCGTATTAAATGACAATTCAAACAATGTTAGAAACAACACCCGCGTTGTTAATGATAATTCGGTTAATGTTAGAAACAACACCCGCGTATTAAATGATAACAGCGTAGCTATTAATAACAATGCTAATAACCTTCGTGGGTTGTCGGGTGCTGCGGCTAATGCTATTGGTTCTTTTGGTAATCTAAATTCAATATTAGCAACAGTAGCATCAACCTCAAGCTTGTTGTATATCGCAAAAACCGCCGATGATATGCAATCTTTAAACTCGCAGATCAAACAGGTTACTGCTAGTGAAGCTGAATATGCTGCGGTTAAACAGCGTTTGAATACGCTTGCTAATGAAACTAGAAAAGATATTGGCGCAACTATAAACCTGTATACTAATTCTGCGCGTGCAATGGCGAACATGGGTAAATCCCAGCAGCAGGTTTTAGATTTCACCCGTAATATTTCACTTGCAATGACTGTAGGTGGCAAATCAGCTAACGAACAAAAAGCCGCTCTTTTGCAGCTTGGTCAAGCGATGCAATCGGGTGTTTTTCAGGGTGATGAATTCCGTTCTATATCTGAAAACGCGCCAATCCTTCTTGATTTAGTTGCAAAGCATTTAAACAAAACAAGGGGTGAAGTTCGCGAGTTATCTAAAGAAGGTAAAATCACAGCGCAGGTGGTTGTTGATTCATTAAGTGGCGCTACAAAGGAACTTGAAAAGCGTTTCAGTGAAATGCCCTTAACCATGTCTCAATCATGGACAATTGGGATGAACAGTGTCAAAAATGGCATTGATAATTTCATGAACACAACAAACGGTATTTCTCAAACCGTTGGTAAAACTATCCTTTACATTAATTCTAATTTTGAGAGCCTTGCCCGCATCGCAGGTGCTGTTGTTGTAGGCGCGCTTGGTAAATACGTTGTAAGTGTTACTGCTGCTACGTTAGCAAACAAAGGGTTTACAGCATCAGCTATGTTAGCTACCAATATGGCTGCGGCTAATGCTATTGCTAACAGAGCTAACGCCATTGCAATCGGAACTTATACTGCTGCTATGACCGCGTTTTCACGTGTTGTTGGTGGCGGTAGTACAGTGATGGCTAACCTGACTGCGCAAACAACCCTTTCAGGTCGTGCGCTAGTGCTATGGACTGCTTATGCCAATGCGGCTAATGCTGCGGGCGCTCGCTTATGGGCTACTACCTCAGGGCTGGCAGCTGCTAGCGGAACAAAAGCGGCTACTGGTATCGCAACAATGACTGGCGGGCTGTTGAATTTAGGTAAGATTATTAATGCGCATCCGCTTATGCTTCTTGCGGGCGTGATATTTAGTATTGTTGCTAGTACAGAGGGGTTTGATGGTGCATTAAAAAGCTTAGGTGACGCGCTTGGGGTTGTTGGTATTCTTGCTAAAGATTTAGTTGAGGGTATTGGTAAAGGTATTGTAAGTATTACAAAATCAGTTAGCGGTTTCATTAGTAATCTAATTAGCGGAACCAAAAATGGTGCTGATAAGGGTAAAGCAAACTTAAGTGTATTTTTTGAGGGTACAAAAGGCGGCTTTACAGGTATTATTCAGGGTGTTGCAACGATGGTAGATGCGGCGGTACTTTCGCTGGGTTCTATTTTTGAAGTGGCTATTAACGGTATCTCAAATGTTGTTATATCTATAAAAAATGGGTACAACAATGTTAAGGGTTTCTTGGGAGGTACTAATAATCATACTGAGTATAATTCTGTAAACCTTGCTGATGTTATGGCTAAAAACGATGGCATTTTTAAAAATGGTTTCCGATCTAAAGTAGATGGTGCTATTGAAACACAAGATAGAAACAAAGCGATTAAACAAGAGAAGGACTTAATTGCTTCGTATACTGATCTTACTAATACCAACAGAAAACTAATCGATACCCAAACTGTTAATAATACTGCATTAAAAGATTTACCCCTCAAAGCTGGCGCGACTAATCACGGTAATACTACTAAAGCTACTGCGGATTTTGCTCGCGTAGTAAAAGGTGTGCTTGGCAACGATTTAATACACTTTTCCGCATTTAACGATAATTCGCACGCTAAAAAGCGTTCCCAGCATAACGTAGGTCAGGCATTTGATTTATCTATTAAAAGCGGGGTTAATGGGAAATCACAAGTAGCAACTGTCGAAAAGATATTACAAGCCGCCCAGCAAACGGGTTATAAAATTAACATTCTTGACGAATATTTGACACCATCTAAAGACTCAACAGGTGGTCATATCCATGTTACGGTTCTTGGAAAATATGGCGAGTTAATCCCATCTCAAGTTACATCAGGTGGTCTAACTGATGTACAGAAAAAGCAAAACGACGCCCAAGAAAAAGCTTTTGCCAAAATTAATGCGGCTAGCGGAAAGAAAGTAAAACAGACGCATGAGTTTTTTGAAAAGTATAAGGGCGCTGATATTGCTAACAAATACGGCATAGACCCTGCATTCCTTGAGACTATTTTATATATCGAAAGCGGTGGTAAAGCCAACGCAATCAGCCCAGCGGGCGCCAAAGGTGCAATGCAATTAATGCCTGACACTGCTAAAATGATGGCGGGGTTAAAAGGCTTTGATAAGATAGATTTATCAGATAATGGTATTTTCGACCCCGTTAAAAGTTTAGAGCTTGGTGCGCGTTATATTGCTTACATGCGCGATAAGTATAAAACTGTAGACCTATTGAAACTAGTCGCTGGGTATAACGCAGGTGAGGGTAAGATTGCAAGCGGTAGACGTCCTGATGAAACCAAACAATACATTAAAGATACTCAACAATTTCTACCATTTTTCAGGAATGTAAGAAAAGAGGGTACTTTTGGTATGTATGGGGGCGTGGAGGAGTTTACTGAGACAAGTGAAAAAGCTAATGACTTCTTGATCCAACAAGCAAAAGATAATCAAAAAGCGCTAGATAGTTTAAAAGACCTGTACCAAAACACCGAGATACAGAGAATTGATAACTGGGCGAAGCGAGAACAGGATAAAATCGAGGAGTCGTTTAAGAATGGCGGTATAAAGTCTCAGGGCGAATACACTGCTATGTCGAAAGAGCTAGCACGCCAAGCCCAGCTTAAAAAAGATAAGAATGCCGACGAACTAAAAAACCTCGTTGAGGGTATTACTGCGTATACGCTTGATGAAAATCAATCATTAATTCTTGAGCAAGCCAATAAAAAAATTGCTTTAAAAAATAATGATAAGCTATCAAGACCTGAAAACAAGGACTTACTTGATTCCTCTTTAGCTGAGATTGATAAAGAAACAGAATACAAGCAAGCGGCTTTAAAACTTGAGCAAGACAAGCGGTTGGCGGGTGAACGCGAATGGGCAAAAACAAGTAGACAGCTTATTATTGATAACACTGTATTCAAATTAAAACAAATTGATTTAAGTAACAGTGCCAATAAAATTCAAGAGAAAAATGCTGCTATTGAGTTGATGAACCATCAGCTTGCGATTGATGACCAAACTAACCGAGCAAGGCTAAATAGCTTAACAGCCTACGCAAAGACCGAGCAAGAGCGTATTAAAGATGCCTATGATGAATCTGTAACGGCTATTAAGAATTCTAATGAGATTTATAAAGAGGAGGCTTTAAAAGCTGCCAAATATAAGTACGAACAGGATTCAGCCCTAGCAAAAGCCAACCTACAGGAACAAAAGAACGCCTTAACCGATTTCAATAAATCTGCGATTCAAAAAATCCATGAAAAATGGGACATTGAGAGACAAAGAGCTATTGCAACGGGTGGGGAACTTATGAGCCTCAAGTTAGCTAACATTGGCAATCAAGAGAGTCAGGAAGTTTCTGATTCCCGTATCGCCTCTGCTAATAAAATCGGTGGTTTACAAGCAGACCTGTACGGCGACAAAGAACAGCTTGATTTAAAGTTGCAGATGCAAGAGCGCTATAACATTCTAAAAGAAGGGTTGCAGAACGAAGCTATTTTGAGGGATGAGGCTAATAAAGTAGCTGCTGATATTGAAAAGAGCTATTTCCAACAAAGCGCTGCCTTAAAATTGTCGTCGTATTCAAGCGTGTTTAACACCATGATGTCGCTTACAAAAGCCTTCAAGGGTGAGCAAAGTAAAACCTACCGCGCCTTGTTCTATGCTGAAAAAGCCTTTACTTTAACTAGTATTTTACTTAGCAAAAGTATGGCGATTGCAAAAGCATATGCAACTGGCGGTTTTGGTGGTGCGGTTATGTCGTTTTTTAAATCAGGCGCCGCCCAAGCAGTCGTTCAAGCGCTTGTACCAAAAGGTTTTGCTATTGGTGGCTATACGGGCAATGGCAACGTTAATGATGTGGCGGGCTGGGTGCATGGTCAAGAGTATGTCATGAATGCTAGAGCAACACGCGAAATCGGTATACCTGCATTAAATGCTATGAATAACGGCTATAAAGTAGGTAATGCGCAACCCGTTGTCAATATTCATAACTATGCTGGCGCACAGGTTTCTACAGGGTTTAACGATCAAGGAGAACTCGATGTATATGTTGAACAAAAATTCAATAATATGATGGGAACCTTATCAGACCCGAATAGCCACGCCAGCCGAATGATACGCATGAACACCACAGCTCGCAATAATTACTAATATTTTTAAATGTATGAGGCTAATAGCTACCAGCTGTTAGCCTTTCTTTTTCCCTAAAATAATTAAAAGAGTTACATAGAATGGATAAATTAACTTTATCACCTCAGCGAGATAGCTACAACCCTCAAGTAGGTGATGATGTAATCTCAACAAAGTTTCAGACGGGTTTACCACGACAGAGGGTAGCTTTTGTGGGTACACCCCATAATTCTAATGTTTCTTTTTTGCTAAAAACTACTGAATTTAACTATTTTATGCAATTTTATTATGCACATAGAGCCACCTCATTCGGCGTACAGTTGTTTGCTATTGATGGTGCCTTGAGATGGTATGAATGCGTATTTACATCAAGCCCGCGTCACCGTCAGCTCGCCCATAACGTGTATAGCGTGAGCATTGATTTAACAATTGCAAGTCAACCCTACGAATAAGAGAACATCATGCCAGCTCGTGTTAATTACGATTATTTTTTACGAGGTAATCCTGACGACGTTTTACTACAGTGTTTAGAGATTTCGCACCCTGCTTTTTCAGATGTGTATCGTTTTGTCGTGAATAAAAGTGATGGTTTTACAGTACATATTAAGAATGCTGACAATTCTATTACTGACCATTTTTTCGAATTCCTTCCTGCTGATGTAACGCTTGGTAAATCACAAGACAATCTAGACAATACTCTTAATGTAAAAATAGGAGATCTAGGTGATTTATTTAAGCAAGAAATTCTCAATGTAAGAACCAATGAGGATGTAAAAGTACGGATGACAAAACCCTCTGTTGTTTATTCTGAATGGCTGCTATCAGACCCGACAAAAGTATATTTTGCAATACAAAATCTTGAGATTGCGGCGTATAAAATCGACGTTAATGGCGCTAGTTTTAGTTGCCAAGCTCGCAAAGTAAATGGGCGTAAGACAGGGGTTACTTATAATTTAAACGACTTCCCCTGCATGCGAGGGTTTAATGATTGATGTTATTGAAGGCATTAAATACGACAAAGAAAACTATAATTGTGTTCACTTTTTAATCGATATCTATAAACACTATAACAACATAGACCTCGCGCCAGCCCTGCTCATTGATAATCAATTCAAAGCCCCATTGCTTCGTAACTTCAAACCAACAACATTAAAAAATAACGTAATCGTATTGTTTCGTTCGCGAAATGAAAATCATGTTGGGCTGTTTATTGATAATAGGGTTATTCACTTAACAGAACAAGGTGTTCGCTGTCAGCTATTAGCTATTGCCAAATCAAGTTTTCAAAGAGTTGAATATTATGAAAAGAAATAAAAAAGTAAAGCTTCATGTAATTAGAAACATCCTTGATGTGCAAACTGAACTTTTTGAGGGTGATGATGTTCAACAATTGTTTTTTGAAGCATTTGGGGGTAGTGGCTTAGGAAAAAATGTCGAGTTATATCATGAAAACATAACTATTGAAAATAAAATCAATTTAGACACTGTTGATGATGTTAACCGCTTGCTTAGATTACAGGGTAATATCTATGCAGTAGTAGTGCCACTTGGCGCCTCAAGTTTAAAAAACGGCATTGGCGGGCAGTCGTGGGGGCAGATCGGGGTTTCGATGGGTATTAGTTTACTGATATCTGTTGCTTCGATGTATCTTGCGAAAAAGTTCATGAAATCGGATGTGGGCACTGCTAACTCACCACCTTCCCCCAACAATCTATTGCAAAATCGTTCTAACGCGGTAAGGCTTGGCGGGCGTGTTCCTGATATATATGGGAATGTGCTTACGATACCCGACCATATTATCCCTCCCTATTCGATATGGATCAACGGTACTGAACATGAACATAGTATGTTTTGCGTAGGTAGGGGGTTGTTCTTTTTGCCCACCGTTGATGACTTTTATGAGGGTAATACAAAGGCGAAAAATATCACAGGGATTTCACTACAGTTTTATAACCCACCAAAGGCGGAGAATGGGGTGAGTTATCAGGGCAACGACCCATTAAGCGACACGCCAGCCCTACAAGTGGGTAATATCATAACGGGTGATAACGACTATTTTAAAAAGCACGCTGTTAAAAAATTCACAGAATGCGAAGGTCGTATTTTACATGTACCTGATAATACTGTAAAGAGTGAAAAATTCGTTGCAAGAGCTAACTATACAATTGAAGCGATTGGTTATGATTTAGTTGGTCAGTTTAAAGTTGGTTCTACAATTACTATCACTGATTCGGACAAACTCGGAAGCGGTGAAGGCAGGACAAACGCGGATGGAACTGCAAAAACCTACAATCTAAATGGTAATTATAAGGTCGTACGCACAGTAGCGGGTACTAACTTAAACGAGGATAATGTTGATGCAGTGACACTACAACCTATTAATACTGTAATCCAAGATTGGGTAGAATTGACCAATGCGGAGGATTTTACAACGGGCGAAATCACTATTAAGTACAACCAAGATGAAATGTTTCAAGGTTATTTCTATACTGATTATCATGCTTATCAAGAAATATGGGTTACGTTTCTAGCGCCCAATGGGCTGTATCAAAGCTCAAAAAAAGGTGATAGCTTCGCGCCCCTAAACATCCGTGTGCAAATTGATCTAGATATTGTTGATAACAATGATAATGTTGTAGGTACAACGACTCGTTATGCTGCAATTGGTGGTAACACTGCTTATGATTCTGAAAATTCGTTAAGAGATTTCGGTCATGCTGAGATCCCTGAAGCAGTTGTTTATTTAAATCTGTTGAAGTCGCATTCAGGAACCTTTAGCAATAGTAAGTTTGTAGATATTGGTAAGTATAGTAAAAACGACAATATTAGACGCACCGCAGGTCGGACAATTAGAGTCATATACAAAAATGGCGATTTTGGCACTTCGCTAGAACCAAATCAGCGATTAAGAATACGCATGAGAAGGATAACACCCTTTATTAAAAGAGATGGTGTTGAAGCTGTGCAAGAATTGCAAATCAAAGAAATCATTGGCGCGAATAAATTAACCGCCGATTCTTTTAGAGATGATATCACAACCATTTATTCAACCCAACGCGCATCTGCTAATGCACTTCAATTAAAAGAACGTAAATTAAAAGTCAACTTGACCCGCGCTTGCTGCCTTGCTGGCTATGGTAATACGCTGTTTAATTCGCGCGAGATTGTGGTTTCGATTGCCCACATCCTGATTGATAAATACATTGGTAATTTAGGCGGTAGTGTCAACCCTGATGATGTGAAGGCGGGCTATGGTATGTTGTTATCAAATGTTGATGTGCAACAAATCATACGTGAAATGCAAGTTATTCAAAATTATTTTGGTATTAATGATGCGGCATATTTTAACCATTTATTCGACGATAACAATATTACGGCTGAGGAAATGGTTCAAACAGTGTGTGATGCTGTCTTTTCTATTGCGACACGTGTGGATGGTAAAGTTTCATTAAAGTTTGATAGACCCACTTTAGCGCCCGTTGCGGTTTTTAACAGTTATAACATCACGCCTAATTCGTTCACAAAAACTGAAAATTTCGGTGCTGTTAAAGATCAAGATGGTGTTGAAGTTACTTACAAGCGGTTGGTAGATGATAAGTCAATAACAATGCGCTATCCAAAATCAGCAATCAACCCTGAAAAAGTGGAGTTGACGGGTGTTAAAAATGGCTATGTTGCTTATCTACATTTAATGCGTAGGTACAATAAGCAGGTTGAGGGCGTGAGCGTTGTTGAATTTACAGGTGGTGACGAGAGCTGCATTTTATCCGCCCATGATCGTATCAATGTTGCTGACCTAACAAACGCCGAAGTTTTCAGTGGTGAGGTTGATCGTATAGAGGGTAATATTCTATACAGTAAGCAAGCCCTCGATGTGGATATAGAGTCGTACTACTTCATGAATATCCAAACTATAAAGGGTTCTGAAACTATATTCGTAACACCACTAAGTAGTAATTCTTTTGAATTAGAACAGCTACCATCTGCGCCTGTTTCCATCGACCCTAATTCAGTAGTGCGGGCTGTGTTTAATCTTATTTCTACTACCTACATGGAAACAGAAAAATATATCGTAATTCAAAAAGATTATGAAACACAAACAACAAACAGAATTACTGCACTTAATTATAGTGATGCCTTTTATACAAATGACTCGGATGTCAAGAACAACACAATAGCAGAGGAGCTGCTTCCCTATGTTAAATAGCGTTTACCGCCCCCTAGTTGACGGGGGTTACATTTTAGCAGCGTCTGCAGCTAGTAATTTAGTTGTGCAAAGAGCTGTAGAATTCTCAATAACTGACACTCAGCTATGGCTTGGGCTGTCGGTGCCACACTGGGTTGGATGGTTTGCTTTTATAGCAGCCCTTTTCTTTGGTGCTACGATAAGTTTACATCAAGAAACCGCAGTCGATAAGTACATTAAGCGCCCACGACTTAAGCCTTACTATAGTTTTTGCTTTGGGTTTTTCGTAGCAGCGTTTGGTATTCCTATTAAGTACCCAAATTTAACCGTTTTCGATTTAGTGATACCAGCCCTATTGTTAAGCGCAGTCGGGTCGCAGGTTATCTATTATCTAGTAGCTTTTAGCTCAAGCCCTGAACTTTGGAGTGAGTTAAAAGAACGCGCCATCCTTATTGCCAAAGGAGGTAAATCATCATGAAATTCATAGCATTGAATGACTTCCTACCTTACATCGGTATGTTAGTAACATTGATAGCATGGCGTTGCGAGCGTTTTAATACAAAACCAATTGCGATTAACCTCGCTATGATTGCGTATATCATGTTGTGGCTGTCGTTGTACCTAGCAGACCACAACCCTGAATTTAAACCAACATCAGGTACTGTTGCAGCTAGATGCTTAATTATCATAGCTGAATTCTTAACAGTCGCTTATGTGCATAGCGTCACCCACAAAATGCGCAACAATAAAAAAGAAACTAAAATGCAAAAAGGATTAGCAAAATTATGAAAACCGAAAAAGAATTGTTTGATTTTATTCGTAGCAATCAAAAGGATGGTAAGTTATCACAAGCGGAAGTCAATGCGACTAACAAACTGTTACAATTCATGACACCTGATGAACTGCTTAACTACCTTGCCGACCTAAATGATTGGCAGATCAATGACGCGCAAGAAATGAAGCTATCAAAAGATGGGGCGGGCTTGATTAAACAGTTTGAGGAATTTAGATCTAAACCCTACTTAGACGCTGTTAGAGTACCAACAATAGGTTATGGTAGTACGTACTATCCCGACGGTCGTAAAGTATCACTAAAAGACGCGCCTATTACTGAGCAAAAGGCAAGTGAGATGATGGAATTCATTGCAAACAAGGATTTTGGTTCTGTAATCAATGTACTACTTGCAAAACAAATCAAGGAAGGCAAAATCACTCAAAATATGTTTGATGCGTTGGTGTCACTTGCTTACAATATCGGCGCCCAAGCTATCACAAAATCAAGCGTTATTCGATTATTGAGGGCGGGTGATAAAGTGGGGGCTGCTAAAGCGATCACAATGTGGAATCGCGCGGGTGGTAAGATTTTAACAGGCTTATCAAAACGTCGCGAAAAAGAAAAAGCGCTGTTTTTAGCATAATGAAAAAGCCCCTACTAATACTAATGGTAAGGGCTTATCTTTTTATGCGTAACTCCAATCTCCGTTTTTGTTTCTAAACAACCTTCCACCAAAATGCTTTTTATGGGCTTTGGCTGTTTTCAAATCGTGCAGCCCTTGCCCTCCATACCTACCATCTTTTTGAAACACAAGTAGATACTTATAACTTGCATTACATGCGAACAATTCATCAATCGTATCGAAAAATGTTAACCCCATTGAAATAAAGCCCTCCTATGCGACTCTGTTATTAAAGAAGCGCTACCAATATCATTTTTTATTACTAATCGCCGCTTATCCAAGTATAATAAAGCGCTCTCTACTTTATTACCCACTGCAAGATCTAAGGTTTTTTTAGATACATATAAATCATATTCCTTAATTCTTGCAATCTCTCCCCCTCTAAATGTTGGCTTAAAAAATGTTAAATCTGTTTGGAGGTTAATGGGAATACCTGAACCATCATCATTATCGAAATGTTCATCAAGTGCCCATTGGGGTATACCCCAAATTCTAGTACCATCTCGTTTGAATGTTGATTTATCATAAATACCGTTACGCAACTCTACGTTATGTGCTCTAAATATACCATCAGCACTAATTGAGTAACCCACACCCTCTATACACATTACAGTCTGTGTAAGACCTTTATTAAAATCATCTTTTAAGGATACCAACCATTTAAAAGGCTTACATCTAAGCAGAACATCGCCGAGATCATCTAAATCAAAAAACATATAATCATCCCCTTAAACGCTCTTGTAGCTCTTAAAAAAGCAAAGCTATTCACTATATTCATTTTTCATCCACTCCCAAAACTTTTCATTAAAGTCTTTATCACTTTTTGCAACTTCTAACCACTTACCACGATCTGTATCAGATTTAGCAGTGAATTTTTTAACCACGATTTTTTCACTGTATCTTTTCGAAGCTTCGCGAGTATAAATGGGTGTTTTGTATTGCTTTTCCATTTTTATCCTTATGAGATAGATAACCAGTATCAGGTAAGATAAAGGCTATCAGCTGTTAGTTATTACCAAATTACTGGTTCTTGTTTAAGTTTATCATCTGCTGTTATTACATAGCCTTTCCAAAGGTCTAACAGGTTTTCTATACTTAGTTCCCCACTTTTTACGTATGTAAAATGTTCTAGATCTTGCGTAGTTTCAACTGCATAAAAGTGCTTGCTAGTTTTAACGTCATAAGCAACCAATATGCCTATTTCATCATCACTATCCAACTCATCAACGCCCGCATCAGTTAAGGCTTCATCAAGGGTCGGATAGAAAACAACTTCTTTTAAATCGCTGTCTGATAATGTTACGAATTTCATTTTTATTCTCCAACATAAGTTACAATTAAGATATCGGGCGCTTTGTTTAAATTATCGCGGTCAGGTCTAAAATAGTTTGCATCACAAATATAGTCTAAACCTTTGCTTTCAAAACCTGCTTCCCATAGCGCGTCGCGTGCTTTTTCAACAATATCTTTTAAATTGTTAAATTCTTTCTTTTTGCCTTCCACATTATGTAGGGCTTTCATTTTAGCAAACGCACTTTGCACTTCATTGATATCAATGATTTTACTGATAATATCAGTGTTTTGTTGTTTAACAGTTTCTAAGTCGTCTTTAGCTTTTGCAACTTCTTTTTCAACTTCCAACAACTCTTGTTCTGCTTTCAACAATTCATCATTGCTTACTTTTTGCAATTCAAGCTGTTTATTAACATCAACCAATTCTTGCTTTCTAGCATTAATTCTTGCGATTAAGTCGTCAAGCTTTTGAATATCGAGGTCAAGTTCTTTATTGGCTTTGCTTTGTGCTGCAACAACATCTAACTCGGCAGTTACTTTCAACAATGCTTCGTAAGCTTTTTCACTTACAACCCATCTTTTGCTATCTTTATCCCATTTAGCGTTAGGGAACGCGGCTTTGAATTCGTCTTTTAATTCGAAAGGAATGATAACGCTATAACCGTCATTAACTTTCTTGATGCTATTGGTAACTAAACTCATTTTGTTCACCTTTAAAAAATAATTATTGTCTGTGGTTGATGAGTGAATTATATCAGTTAATGATGGTATGATCGAGCGAGATTACAAAACTTTACAAAGATATTTTAAGCATTAAAAAACCCGCTTCGCTTGCGGGCTTGAAACTATTACACCATTTTTACACTATGATTTTAAGAAACTGTCGTATGGTATTGATTTAACTACTTATTTTAAATCCCCTTCTCCAATCAATCATTGGGGCTGTAGATAATCTGAAACCCTTGTCTATAACCTTATTTTCATCTAAGTTATTGATATTATACATATTATATAGTTACCTTTAGTTGCGTTTTAATACCCATTATTGCTTTATTTACATGTATTGTTGTACCATATTTACACCAACAATTTAAAGGGTGCAAATGGTGTAAACATGGGAACAATAACTACCAGAAAGGCTAAAGACGGCTCTACACGCTACCGAGCAGCAATTCGAATAAATAGACAAGACCTGCCGACCCACAGCGAGTCAAAGACCTTCTCTAAAAAATCACTGGCGGAGGCTTGGATAAAAAAGCGCGAGTATGAAATCGAAGCTAACCCTGATATATTAACTAAAAAAGCTGATATCACTTTTAAAGAAGCTTGCGAGAACTTCCTAAAGGATGTTGGTGATAATTTTGGTTACTCGCGATATAGGGCAATAACAGCGTTATCAGAATCTATTATAGCAAATAAGAAGTTATCAAAACTATCAAGAGTTGATTTTAACCTGTATGCGGATAACCGATTAGCAGAGGGCGTAAAACCACAAACATTATCAGGTGACTTAGTTCACATGCGAGCAGTATTAAAACATGCTCATATAGTACACAACCACGATATTAATCTAGCCGATTTTGAAACCGTAGTAATGTCGCTACGATATTTAAGAAAAGTAGCACCGAGTGATAAAAGAACACGCCTGCCAACAAATGATGAATTGCAAAAATTAACAACTTACTTTTATCAGAAATTTACACAACGTAAGACAGGCATACCATTCCACCTGCTGCTATGGTTCGCAATATATACAGGTAGACGGCAAGCTGAATTTACTAAAATGCGCATGAGTGACTACCGAGATGGGTGGTGGGTAATACGAGATAGTAAAAGCCCGAATGGGTCGAAAGGTAATCATATTAAAGTAAAAATAACACAACGCGCTCAAAATATGCTACCATTGTTTTTAGAGTTAAAGGACATACAAAAATCAATGTTTAAGAACTTTGATGAGGATTTACTCCTGTCATGCTCTGCAAAATCGATTGGTGTTAGATTTATTGATGCATGTAAAATTTTGGGTATAGATGATTTACATTTTCATGATTTAAGACATGAATGCGCGACGCGACTAGCTGAGCAGGGTTTATCAATACCTCAAATACAACAGGTCACAGGACACCAGTCGTGGTCATCATTGCAAATCTATGTAAATATGCAGCCCCGCCGTGACTTACTAGAATTTGACGAGGTTATGAGGGTGGCGGTTGAGGCTACCAGCTATCAGCTATAATCTTTAAGCGCTTCAATCTCTTTATTATCAAGATACTTTGCGAGCGCTTTTATATTGACAAACCAACACGATTTATTATTATCGCTTTTGTATGCAGGAAATGGTAAGTCACCTGAATTAGCCCTGCGGTTGACTTGACGTTCATTTATGCTGGGGTTGACAAAATCCCGCATTGCAGTTAAAAGCGGTATGGCGGGCGAGTTGTATCTGTCTTTTAATATATCAAGATTTTTCATTGCTTAACCTCGCGCTACATACCTCGATTATCTTACCAAGCGAGAAAGGGACTCCCTTTATGAATTTATTACCACTCCCCTTGCCGAATTGATGGGCTTCAACATTCGATTGACTGTTATATTTAGGCAGGAAGTGGTGAATGTACAGCGTCTCAATAATATCGAGTTCCTGCGTTTTACATATGATAAATGCGTAGCGATTGAACATTTTTTCTTTGTCATATTGATGTTGTGATATGCGTCGGTAGATATCAACCGCCTGACCAATATAAACAATTTCATCATCATGAATTAGGAAATAAATACCTACAAGCGGTACTAATTCTCTTGACTTATTAACAATATCAGTTTCTTTTAAAAAGGCATGTTTGCATAACTGTAGCCCACCAATATTATTGATTGAGTTGATTATTTCCAAGCTTTGCTTTTTCTCAAACTCAAGTTGTTTCAATTCGGTTTTAGCTTCTTTAATAGCCGCCTTAACCTCTGTTAGTTCATCAATATATGGTTTTAAAACAAATTCTGCTGCTTGCATTATACCACCCCCACCTTTTTCATAGCTTCGATTAAAATCTCTTGTACCGTCTTTTTACTATCTCGGCGCTTGATAACTAGTTCATCAATAGTATCTTTTGCAATAATGTTGTAGATAAAACACGGTCTGTTGTGACCAGCTTGAAACTGTCTTGCTGCGCCAATACGCTCTACAATTTGTTGATAGTGTTCTAAATTCCAAGTATGGGTAAAGAAAACTAAGATATTACCGCCATCCTGCAGGTTTAAACCATGTCCTGCCGATTGAGGATGTGCTAGTAAAATAGGAATTTCACCTCTATTCCACTCGCGAATCGTTTCAGGGTTGTCGTCGAGTAGGCGGGCTTGTGGGAAGGCTTTTAAAATACGTTCCCTATCGTGTATAAAGTGGTACGAAACTAGGACAGGCATACCGTTAGCTTCATTAACAATACTTTCTAATGCTTGCAATTTTTCATCATGCACTTCAACAAAGTTTTTATTTTCATCTGTGTATAAAGCACCGCTTGCAATTTGTAAACATTTTGCAGTTACACTAGCAGCATTCAATGCTTCAACACCATCACCCGATTCAAGTTCTGTAAACATTTGTTTTTCAAGTTCATCATAATGTTTTCGGGCTTTAGAGGGCAGGTCAACATAAATGTTGGTTATGATTGTGTCACCAAGCTCTTTGATATAATCGCTGATATCAAGTGATAAGCAAATATCAATAATCGCATCTTGAATTTGTTTTTGCGATTGCGAATTGGGTATGTATTTAACAGCAAGCTGACCTATATTAATTTTATTGAAATAACGATTGCAAAATTCACTATATGAGCGCCCAAGCCTCAAGCCTTTATCTAAAAACCACAATTGCCCCCACAGATCCAACAACCCATTCGGGGCGGGCGTGCCTGTCAACTCAATGAAGTGCTTAGCATTGAATGAGATACCTGCTAGTGCTTTTGCCCTTTTACCACCACCTCTTGTTCTGAATGATTTAAGTCGGGTACTCTCATCAGCAATGATAACGTCGTAATTACACGGGCTGTTAGCTATCAGCCATTCAATGTTCTCATAATTTGTGGTATGAATATTTGCGTCAGCTAGAAGCGCTTTTTCACGTTGTTTTTGAGTACCTGTGACTGCTGATATAGATAAGTTTTTAAAATTATCCCATTTTGCCACTTCATCAACCCATGTTGACTGCGCAACCCGTTTTGGTGCTACGATTAAAGCGCGGGTAGGATTGATGGTGTTAAGCATATCAATGTATGTTAAGCATGTAGAAGTTTTGCCACATCCCATACTAGCAAAGAGGGCGGTACGCTCATGATCGATAAGGTGGTCAAGCATTTTCACTTGATAATCGCGCGGTTTAAAGTGTTTAGCCATTTTTGTTTCTCTTTAAAATTAAGTTGATTAGTTCGTCCACTTTATCTTTAGTATCAATGACAAAAACTACTTGTCCTGCTTGTTGTAATCGGTCATGCTCGCGCAGTTGGGATGGGCGGGGTGTTTTGTCAGGCGCTTTTAATTCTACAAAACATGTAAAACAGGGCGTCATAACCAAGCGGTCAGGGCAACCCACCACGCCGATCCAAGCTACTTTTCTTTGAAAAATATTGTGTTTTTTGCATTGGTCAGCTAAGTATTTTTCAATCACTTTTTCAAGCATGTTTATCTCTCAAAATAACAAAAGAACCAAATTCATTACGACCGCATGCGCATGCCAACTCGCCATTCTTGCCAGTAAGCTGTAATAACGTATTTTCGTCATTATTGAGGGCTGTATCTACCACATCGCAAAGAAACCGTATGCCAATTTTCTTATGCTCATAAAAATCCCCATTTTTAGTACGAACCTTTCTAAAGCCATCAATTCTTACATTGACGCGCTCTTGCTCTTTATCGAAAAAATCAGAAAAAGGTATCTTTAAAATGCCACCCACATATTGACTTCGTAATAGGGTTGTACTATCATATGTATAATAGTCATCATCATCGCTAATTTTTGATTTAGCAAAAATAACACCATCGGTAGCTAGTCCAACACCCTTGTTACTATGCACTAAAGATAATGGCGACTCAGGATTATCTAGAGTACATTTAGCAAGCCATTCGAGCGCTGTTGTACATACTTTTTTATGTTTAGGTGGCGCTAGGTATTTTGCAAGGGCTGTGAGGTTGTCGTCTGTCAGCTGTGAGCTGGTATCAATAGCTTCCCTCACTATTGTCTCAGCTTGCTTACGGGTCATATGGGGTGGAGGGAAGGGCATAAATTTAGTGTTCATATTATTAATCCTTCTTGTAACGTAGCGATTCAAAACCCTCAGCAGCAAGGGGTAAGTCCCTAGCCCATTCGGGGGGTACAGACATTAATTGTGATAGTAACTTTTCATTATGAATATTATCAATCGGGGCTTGCGTGATGACTTCATCATGTACTGTTAGTAAGATTTCAAAGCCGTTATCCTCAATAGCGGGCATCATGCTGGCTAGTACATCACGAGCTACCGCTTGCGTTATGTTTTCAACTAATTTGCCACCATATGTATAGTCAAGTTGAATTTTTTTATTCTTATAGACTACGTAATATATTTTACCGTCCTTGATACGCGCTTTTTGATAGCATAAATAACGTCCCGATGGTAGCTTAATCATTAAAGTACCATCATCTTTACACTTTGTTTTTAGCTTATCATTTATACTATAAACAACACCTTTATTTTCGACAGCTTTAAAACACGCTCTATTAGTTGCATCCCATAACGAAGTTATTTTTGGATGCGAGCGTCTCCACAATGTTTTTAAACCATCAATAGCAACCCATACTTTTTCTGTAATACCAAGCTCTTTTGCTTTATCAATACAATATCTATAGCTTGCTTTACCAATTTCGATAACATCGGGTGGTAATAGTGGTAAGGCTAGGTTTGCTAGTGTATCTAAACAAATTCTATAGATTTTTGCGAAGTTGACAAAAGCAGGTACGCCACCTTGATAGCCAAGCGCCAATTCCATCACTTTACCGATTTGCCGCATCACTTTATTTACTAATTCAGCAGCTACATTAAACGCCTTGCTATATGTTTGTACATACATATCGTGACCGATACCTTTATCATAATCACGATAAGCATTAATTACCCACGTTTCACCTGCAAGCCAAGCTAGATTTCTACCTTCAATCGCACTTAGGTCAGATACAATTAATTGCTTATTATCTGCGGGTATAATAGCGCCTCTGATACAACTACTAGCAACCTCTATATATTCATGTGTGTATAAATCTAAACACTCGTTTTTTATAAGATATATTAAGGTATCAGTATCTTGATAATCTTTGTGTGGGCGCGGTAGATTTTGGGGCTGTAGTAGATTGCCCGACCATCTGCCCGTACGAGAAGCCCCAGCATAAATTAACGTACCTTTAACTGTACCATCGTCGCATACCGTATTAACAATAGTGTTGTATTTAGCTACCGCACTGTTATTAATTGAGTTCCTATTTAATAAAATCTCTTTAACTTCGTAAGGAGTTTCATCATCATCTATAACGGTTTCAAGATACGCTTTTTGAGTATTTTCTAATTTAAAACCGAACGTGTCATACACATATTTTTTTAGTGCTTCACCCTGAGTTGCTGACTTTAAAGCGCCACCTGTTTTCTCAACAGTCTCTTTATTTAATTCTGCTTTTTTAACATCAAGTAGTTTTAAAACTTTTTCAGCAAGATCAACATCAACTCTAACACCACGATCATTAATTTTTTGGTCTAGTTGAAACAGCGCAGCTTCTGTTTTTAGATTGAATTTGGGCATTAATTTATAACACGCTCTCATAGCGGTGATATCGTTATGAGCGTATTTTTTAAACATTTCCCAATCGACTGGATTTGTTACAGGGCTGCAATAAGTTATTTTATTTTTAATTTTAGGGTTAGGTTTGCAGAAAACATTAATTAAACGCTTACCGTTTTGGGAATCTTTAGCCTCTGTTTTTGGTAACTTATAAAAATCGCAGAGCGCTTCTAATGAAGTGGGCAAGCTGTGAATTCTCGCTTGCATTATAGTGTCATGCCATTTCTCAATTTCTATATTTTTAAAGCCTTTTGTTTTTAAGACACGACGGTCAAACATAGTGTTGTGTGCTACTAAAACATCAGCTTTATCAATAATGCTTTGAATTTGTGGCATAGTAGCTTCGCTATATTCGATAACATTAACATCATCATCATTCATAGCATAAGCAAATAAAAGTATGTCACAGTTTTCTGCGTACTTATAAGAACCCACTGCTTTTATATTGAGGTGGCTTCTCGTTTCTAAATCTAAAAAGAGCGTGTTTTCCATGATTAACCTCATTGATTGGTAAGTGAATTATCACTTGCTTTAGTTGTATTGTAAAGTGTACTAAGTGAAATTAATTTTGTACTATAATACAAATAGTGGTATAAAAAAGGCTTACTCGACGTCTATAACATTGAATAAGCCCTTATTTTAGTTTTGTAATGTTTTGTTAAGAAATTGATTTAATACTGGGGGTAGTTATTATAAGGGTTCGGCGGCACTGGCATTGCTTGAAACCCGCTTACAGTGGGCGTTGCTTCCCCATCGAAAAACTGCCCTACATTCATATATTGAATACCTAAGATATTCGCGCTTACGCCCTTAATGCCTTTCGCATCGTATGCAAAAAATTTAATATGGGCATTGACAATACAACCACTGTGAATCAATCCTGAATTCTCAAACACGGGTTGTAGCGCTTGATTAACTACTTGGGGCGGGTTGCCTTTGTTTGATGTTTTGATAAACATATTACCCGCAAAACCAGCATATGTCTTAGTGTCCCCATCACCATAGCAACAGCGCTGATTATTGTGTCGAATTTGGTTAAACAACGCTTGGGCGCTATTACCGAATTTCAATTGCAGGGCTTGCATGATTGCGTTTTCCGTTAGTTGAAGCTGATAGCTGTCAGCCTTACTGACCAAAAGGGTACATGAAAACTTAGGGTCTCCATTGTTATAGCTAGTCGGTCTGAAAATATCAGGAAAACATAGGGTTACATTGTTGAGTATTAATTCCATTTTGAGCACCTTTTAAATTAATGGGTTGTTTTGAAGTTGAAATCAGGGGTTACTTTTTTATGCAACGTCATCTTTCCTTTAGGTCGTACGATTAAAGACGTTAGCTGCGTATAAACATTTTCATCAAGCACTTTGTTTTTAAAGAGTTTATCCAGCGCTGTTGGTGATATGAATTTTTTCTCAAAAAAGATATCACTATCAATATTATGTTCATCAAGCATTGATAGCACTGCTTTTTCATCTGACCATTTTCTATTACCATGCTTACCTGCTCGCAATTCGAAACCCTCAATCTCGTCACCATTTTCAAGTTTTTCAAAAGCGTACTGTTCAATTGCATCGCACCATGATCTAATCATATCGACTTGCGATAGGTAGTTAGCAAGCTGTTCATTGTTAATCTTTTCACAATCAACATAATTGACTGACATCACGCCCGCGATCTGAGCAGGACATATTGCCTTTGCTTTACACCATTTGCAGGTTTCATCAGACATATAGAAGTCGTCGTCTTTTAAGGTATTGATAGTCAAAGTATCAATATATTGCGAGCGTTCGTACAAGAATTTTTTAAACTGTAATAAACTCTCAACACTGTGATACTGCTCGCCAACATAATTTAGCAAGGGTTGAATAATCACAATTTTTACCATTCTGAAATTGTATTCTTTAAAGTTCTCTAAAGCCGCTAGAGCGTACATTTTCAATTGTGAGTTATCGTTAACATCCACTTTATGACGACCCATTTTTAAATCAACAATGGTTAACAACCCTTTTTCAATATCTAAAATACAACTATCACTAGTACCAACCGCGCCAGTCTCGCCTGTCAATGTTTCAAGGGGAAGGGCGACCTCGATATGTTTAATACCCTCTGTATTACGTACGTAATTCACATAGATAGAAACATTATCAATATCATCTTGAGTGATGATGTGATTAAGGTAAGCATTGTCGCGAACACCCCAACCCTCGCTACCATCTTTCATAACAAAAATATGGTGTCCTAACGCCTTTTGAATATCTTTATCTTTAATCAACACTTCACTAGCAAGAAAATGAAGCGCTGTACCCATAGCGGATGCTAGTGATGACTTGTTCGGGAAGCCCTGCTGTAAGTGAAAGCTCGCAGGGCAGGTAGTCCACATTTTTGAACCGCTTGGTGATTTTTTAGCATGTGCCATAGTTAACTCCATCGTAAAATTTAATAAGTTGGTTTTCAAAATTGTTGGGTGCTGTTGTGTTTGTGATTTTATAAATACGTTGTAATACTAAGTATTCTTTTTCACGTTCATTAGCAGCATTGGGTTTTAAAGATTTCATATAGCGCTGTAAATTACTTTGCATTGCTAAATGCTTTGTTAAGAAATCACACTCACTTAAGCCAAGCGCGTCTTTCTCAAGCTTATCTTTAGTGCGTTGTAATTCATTGTTATAAGCGGCTTCTTTGCGCTCGTAGCGTGCATTTGCTATTTGCATACGCTTGTTGTCTGTATCATCATTGATGACTAACTCGCCGTACGTATTCATGATTTAAGCCTCACTTGGGGTCAGCATATTGGTTAATGCTGTTTTGATTTTCACTAAATACTCATTGCTTAAATCATTGATGCATGTCGCACCATAATTTGCCAACAATTCATTGACAATTTTTTTGCCTTCCTCACCGTGTTTTAACATCATTCGCATGAGAAGCTTACCAACATCCGCGCGTTCTTTTGCGTAATCGATATTCACGGGTGCGGGCGTGATTTCTTGTACAACATCTTGTACAACATTTTGTACAGGTGCTTGCATGAGACCCTCGCATACATAAGGTTCCGTCTCTTGTACTTTAAATGCGCTCGCGGGTAGATTGTCTAAAAAGGCAATAAAAGCATCTGCATCGTCGTCGTTATCACCGTAGTTGGTATCGTAATCAGCAACAACAGGTGGTATATCAACAACAGGTGGTACAACAGGCGCTGGGGCTACATAATGTTGTACTTGAGGTTGTAGGGGCTGTTGGGGCTGTTGGATAGCAGCTACTAGCTCTTTGATCTGAGCTTCTAGTACGTTTTGTTTTTGCAATAAAGCTTCATTTTGTTCAATGAGCTTTTGTACCATTTGTTCTAAATACATATTAAATTCCTCTATTCGTATAATGAGCTGTTGGATGGTGGTTGAAAGTTTGAAAAATCATTGAAATCAGGGTTCGATGCGATTTCACTATTTGTAACTTCTACTTGTTGCGGCTGATGCTGAGATGGCTGCGTAGTAGTCGTTGTTTCGTTGCTGTTGTTCGTCATATTGAATACTCTCGTTATTTGCTACGTAGGTAGCGTTCAGGTTTAATTGCTCAACTTGCTGCTGTTTTGCTTGCATGACGAAAACAAAAATGTTTAATGCCATGAGTGTGATAACTGCAAGAATGACTAAGGCGTTTTTGATTGCTAAGTTCATATTGATAATCTCATTGTTGATTTGATAAGCATATGATTACTTGTTTTTTGTATTAAAACAACTCAGCAACTGCATTGAAAACTGGATTAAACCCTTATTTTGGACAATAAAAAAGGCTAGATAATGTCTATAACAAAACCTAGCCAAATTAATTTTTATTGTTAACTTTTGTAACTATTACATACTTTCGCACTTATAAACTATCTTACCAATGAAAAATTCACGCCCGCCTGAGCTGTCGCCAACTACGTCAACAATGTCTATAACAGCGTTTGGCAGCATAACGGCTTTGCGAATTAACACCCCGCCAGCGCATTCGTAAATTAAATAGTCGTTGTCCGATGCATCGGTTTCTTTAAACATATAATCGACGAATAAAATATCATTATGTTTTAAAAACGGTTGTAATGTATTACCCGCGATTTTTGTAGCAAAAACGAATTTTAAATTAGTGATATTACCAATAGTACCAATGACACAACGCCTGTCATCACGCTGTATATAGTGGTGTAAATTTGAGAATGTAACTAAATCAATCTCAATAATTTTTTCATCAGTAACGTGTAATAACCCCCCATCTTTTTCGAAATACATTTCATCTAAACCAAAAATTAATTCGTACTTGCGAGCTTGGCGGGCGGTGAATGTTCGTGTCTTATTGCGTACTTGCGATAAATATGATGCGCTCGCGCCCGCGTACTGTTTCTCAATATCTTGTAATTTAGTGATACCCTGCATTTTCAATAAGTCGAGAAAAGCAATTAAATTAAGAGCGCGTTGTTTGTCAGTTGTAAGCTTAATCATTGTCTATAACTTTAGTTGGGGTGGTGTTTGTATTATAGTACAATTTTAATGCGGTTGTTAATAACATTTTTGTATTAAAAATCACTTGCTGATAAATTTTTAAAAGATTATGATGCGCTTATAGGTTAGTTCTTTTAACTATTATATGAAAACAAAGAGTGTAGAAAAACTTAACATTATATGTATATCAAGGATTACACTCATGCAAATGAAAAAAATTGCTCAAGCATTAGTCAATAATGGCTATGAAATCATTCCTGAAAAGCTCGGTACTAAATTACCTGCAGTGAGGGAGTGGCTTAATAGTAAATATTCTGCAGATGATATTAATGAGAATAACGGCATCGCGATCAAAACGGGCGCGGTTGTTGCTATTGATTTTGATATCCTAGATGAAAGCTTATGCAATCATATGAAAAGCTTTTTTGAATCAATCATACCCATAGCGCCGCAGCGTGTTGGTAAAGCACCCAAAACAATGTTTATTTGTAAAGCGGCTGCTGATGAGGTGATAACCAAACAAGCATCTGCAAAATGGGGTGAATTAAAGTGTCAAGTTGAAGTTCTTGGCAGAGGTCAAAAATTCACAGCCTACAATATTCATAAAGATACTAAACAGCCCTACAAATGGGTTGACTTATTCGGCGGGCTTGAGGTTATTGACTTCGATACACTACCAACTATCACGCAAGCCCAAATCGATTCAATCATTGATGAATTCGAAACAGAATGCGAAAAACGTGGTCTTGAAAAACTAACTAAACGATCAACTTCGCATACTGTAGCGGGCGTGGGCAATAAAGATAAATGCGGGCTTACAATTGATGAAGCGCGTCGATACTTAAATGAAGTTGATTTAAGTGATTTTGAAACATGGACTCGCGTGGGTTTAGCAATCGCGCATGAATTTGACGGTTCGGATGAAGGTCTTGAATTGTATGATGAGTTATCAAGTAAAGCGAACGGCTATGACGGGTATGAAGCTGTTGTAGAAAAATACAAAAATTGTAAAAACGTCAACAATATAACAATGCGTACTTTTATACATATGTTTAATGAAAATAAAAACATGCGTATGAATATGATTCGCAATGCTTCTAGCACCCAAGCTATTGTCGATTTGCTGTCAGCTCTTAGCTATACGGATTATAAAGATAAAAAAGATTACGTCAGGGCTGGCGAGATTAGATGGCGCTCTCTTGCGGGCGTGGTTGACAAAAATTATCTTTATAACTTGATAGGCATTGACCTAACAAAAGAGGTTGTGTTTATTGCTGATTTATCAGAATTTGGTAGCGCTGATTTATTCGTAGATGAATATAAAGATACATATAAATATGTAAGCGATTCGGGTAGCTTCTTGAAATGGAATAACAACTGTTTTAAAGAAGTACCACAGGTTGAAGTTAAATCAGCCATCAAGGATTCAATCGTATCGCGCATAAATGAAGTTGAGAAAATGAAACTAGCGCTTGCTGGTGATAAAGCTAATAAAGAGCTTATCAATGATATAACACGCTTTGTTAATGCTAGTAAAACCAACAAAATGGTAAGTAACGTACTTGAGTTATCAAAATCAAATTTAGATTTTACAGCGCGTTTTAAAAACCTAGATAGCAATGTTGATTTACTAGGTGTTGGAAACGGTTATATTAACTTAAAAGATGGTAGCTTGCATGAGCCTGATCCATCCACTTTAATCACCATAACAACGGATATTAAATACAACCCTACTGCAACATGCCCTGTATGGCTTCAAACACTATCTGAAATTTTTGATGGTGATTTAGAGACGGTAGAAGCGTTTCAACGTATTATCGGTTATTCGATTACAGGTAAACCTATAGAAAACAAAATCGTTATCGCATATGGCTGCGGTAGTAATGGTAAGTCAACCTTATTCAATACCATTAAAAACGTACTGGGCGGGCATGCTAAAGTTTCAGCAAGTGATACATTCGCCAATAGTGGTAGTCAATCGAATGGGGCGCCGCGTGAGGATATCCTACGACTAGCAGGGGCTAGATATGTTTATGTATCAGAACTTGATGAAAACGCGGTATTAAAAGAAAGCCTAGTTAAATCATTGACGGGTGGTGAAGCAATGCCCGCGCGTGGTTTATATAGTAAGCATACTGTAGAAGTACAACCTATGTTTACTGCGTTTATTCCTACCAACCATAAACCCATTATTAAGGGTGATGATCATGGTATATGGCGCCGCTTAGCATTGATTAATTTTGGTGTTAATTTTGATAAACACCCCGTCTATAAAAAAGACGTCCACCGCAATGAAAAGCTAGTAGCAGAATACGAAGGTATTTTGGCATGGATTGTTGAGGGTTGTTTAAAGTATAAAAAACACGGTCTCTTAATCACTGATAAGATGAAAGAGGATTTAGATAGCTATAAAGACGATATGGATCTATTAAGCAGTTGGATAGATGATTGTTGCGAGTTAGGTGATGATAAAGTAGCTACTAATTCACAATTGTTTTCATCATGGAAAGTCTATGCAGAAAGACAGGGCGATTTTAAGTATATCAGTACGCAATCAAACTTAAGTAGAAGGCTGGCTAGTAAATTCGAGCGTATTAAAGATGCGTATGGTTTACGGGGTAGAGGCTTTAAAGGTATTGCATTAAAACCTGTTGAGGATTTCTAAGGGCTTTTGGCTGTTAGCTGTTAGACAGGGGTTTAAGCTGTTACATATATAGGGGTGCTTGATTTATGGTTTTGTTTTCAGATAGAGAAAATTATCATAAATTAACACCCTTATTTTATGTAACGCTATTGTTTCTGAATGTTAACTTTTGTAAAAATAACCTGTTTTCCATGATTTTAGAAAAGTTTCCGAAAAAAGGTGAAAAAGTGTCGCAAGTATATATACCAAAGTTCGGAGCGGCGGAGTTTGCGACAGATCGCAAAAAAAAGTGTCGCAACTTTGCGCGTGTTAATGACAGGGTTTCCGCCTTTTGCGACACTTTTAGACCATTTTTTAGGAATTATTTTGAAATTTTAAAATTTAATTATTATACAAATAGTGTAATTACTGGAAAAGTTCCTGAAATTTCATGCAGAAGTGTCGCAAAAACCCTTTTTGCATGGAATAGACGGTAGTTAGACTGCGACACTTTTTTTGCGGATGTGTCGCAAGGTTAATTGTAGTGAACTATTATATTCATTTATCATGTTTCTATAATGTTTCTGTAATGTAATCAGAATGTAAACAACTCAATAGCGTTTTATTGGGTCTTATAACTAAAGTGATCGCTCATTTATCGTTATTTTTAATCCAAAAAAGAGAGATTACACATGAATGCAAAAATCAATGATTTTATTAAAGACGCCAATGCCTTCCATCCATTTGCTAAAGAGCATGATGAAACGCTATTGACCTTTAATGACTATCTAGAATTATGGTCAAAACACTACGCTAGATCAAAAGCTATTACGAGTAGCAATGGATTGTTGGGTTGTGGGTCAGCGTGGTCATTAATTAATACAACACGCGGTCGTACCAATGTTTTAACAGACGAACAAGAAACAGTGCTTATTGCTATCGATAAGGGTTTTAATAACGATAAGCTACCACCCCTTGATCGCACTGTATTAAAACTAAAATACCGCTATGGCTATTCTAATATGCGTATTGCAAAACACTTAAAACAATCTAATATTAAAAGCAAGCGTATCATTACTAAGGACTATGTTGGTGAGCTTTTAATTGTTGCAGAACGTACCCTGTGGTTAATTGTTAAATCACAACTTGATGAAAAAATCAATGCTAATATTGTTTACAAAAAGTAACAAAAAATGAATTGCTTTTTAATTATGATATGTTATGCTTATGCTATGATTTCATGAATGAGCAACATGTATCATAGTGTAAGTACATATAAGTTGATTGGTTGGTAAGAGGGTTAGCATTCGTGTTAACCCTTTTATTATTAATCACACTCTCTCTTTAGCCCCGATCATTAATTTGGTTGGGGTTTTTTCTTTTTGCTCACAGCTATCACTAGTAAGAGGTCACACGTGGTAAGAGATAAATATAAAGATGGTAAGTTAGTTACTACTGCAAAAGAACATGCCCAACAGCTCGTGTTGAAACGCTTGAGAAGTGGTAGAAAAGGGCTTCCTGCGGCAGTTAAACGCTACTTGAAAAGAAATCACCTCATATCACTGTGAGCAATTAAATGGGTCTTAAAACAAACACAACAACGCATTATATTTTAAATAGGGATGGCGAGGTGATTGGCTATGTCCATTTGAGAAAAGATGATAATGGCTTCCTGCGCATAGTAGGTTCAAAGTTAATTAATAACGCAATCGTATGTGACGATATCGCAGATAACACTAGTAATATCCAACTAACAATTAATTTACAAGAGAGTTTTTAATGTCAGCCAAAAACAAAAACAAAATCGAAGCACAAAAAGCTAACGCAAGAAAAGTTAAGTTGATAATGGCTATCCATTTTTTAAAGATTGCGAATATAGTTAATAAAAGATATTAACACCGCATATGTCAGGGAGGATGTATGTTTAAAAAAGCAAAACTAAATGAGAAACAATATCGTTTCGTTCAAGAGTACATTGTTGATTACAACGCCACTCAAGCGGCGATTCGCGCAGGGTATAGCCCAAAAACAGCCTATAGCAATGGTCAACGCTTGTTGAAACATGCTGAGGTGCAAGCCGCCATCAAAAAAATTCAAGACAAAGCTACTGATAAAGCAATCGTCGATCGAAATATGGTTCTTGCAGGGCTTTTAAAAGAAGCTGAATTTAAAGGTCAGGGCGCTTCTCATGCTGCTCGCGTGTCAGCGTGGGAAAAAATCGGCAAAACAATGGGAATGTTTATCGATAAAACTGAAAACAATACTAATATTCAAATTGAAAAAGAATTAAGTAATTTACTTGATGAATTACACGACGATAATGAACAATGACACCAACAGCTCAGAGCTATCAGCCCGTAAGATCGCAACCCTCAAAAAGAACCTCAAGAACCAATACTGGCGCCTAAATAACCTTTACTACATTACGGACAAGCGTGGTAAGCGTGTTAAATTCAAAATGACACGTGAACAACTTGCGTATTATGAAGGTGAACACAATCGCAACATCATATTAAAAGCTCGCCAGCTTGGGTTTACTACAGAAGTTTGTATTATTCAACTAGACGCGGCTTTATTTGAAGGTAAAAAATGCGCCCTTATTGCTCATACCTTACATGATGCTAAAAGGCTGTTTAGGGAAAAGGTAAAGTTTGCGTACGACAATTTACCATCATTTATCAAGAATTCAAACACGCTTGAGTTATGTAACACTGATGAATTAGTTTTTGCTAAGGGCGGTAGCGTTACTGTTTCAACATCATTTCGTGGCGGTACGTTACAACGATTGCATATCAGTGAGTTTGGTAAGATATGTGCTAAGTTCCCTGAGAAAGCTAAAGAAATCATCACAGGTGCCTTACAAGCGGTTTCTGATGACGGTGTTGTTACATTCGAATCAACTGCGGAAGGGCGTGCTGGTTACTTTTATGAATATTGCCAAGAAGCTCAAAAAATAATCGGTAAGCAGCTATCCAAACAACAGTTTAAATTTTTCTTTTTCTCATGGTATGAAAACCCTGCTTATCAAGCTGACGAGCTGTCAGCTATCAGCGATCGCTTAACAAAATATTTCGATAAGCTCGAAAAGCAACTAAATATAATCATCACGCCAGCCCAAAGGTGTTGGTATGCTCATAAAGAAAAAGAGCTTGGTAGTGATATCAAACGTGAGTACCCATCGACGCCCAAAGAAGCGTTCGAACAAGCTATTGAAGGTGCTTATTATTCCCAACAATTTCAAAAACTTTATGCCGAAAAACATATTGTAGATGCTATACCTGACAATAAACATGTGTTATTTAACACTTATTGGGATTTAGGGGTAGGTGATAGTACATCAATATGGTTCATTAAAAAAGTTGGTAATGAATATCACATTATTGATTTTTATGAAAACAGTGGCGAAGGCTTAGAACATTATGTAAAAGTTTTAAAAGACAGAGGGTATAAATACGACAAACATTACGCACCTCATGATATTGACAATAGGACGCTAGGCGCTGTTGGTGCTAAATCACTTAAACAAATCGCAGCTGAGGGTTTTGATATTGATGGTGAAAAGATTGCTATTAAATTCGTAACTGTTGCGAAAACTTCTATTGCAAGCGGGATTGAACATGTTAGATCTATATTGCCAAAATGTTATTTTGATAATACTAAATGCGAACAAGGTTTAGCAGCTTTAGAAAGCTACCGAAAAGAGTGGGATAGCAAGGCTGGCGCGTGGAAAGATAACCCTCTGCATGATTGGTCATCACATGCTGCAGACGCATTTAGATATTTTGCAGTAGCCGAAACGAGCATCAAGCCCGCCACCAAATTAGCGAAAGGTAAAATTAAATTATGGGGTGAAAGATAGTATCTTTTTATCATAATGAAAAATTTTACATACTGAAAAATATAGGATAAAAATGAAACCTGATTTTATGTTACATGAGTTAGCTGACAAGCTGCCAGCTATTAGCTTAGTAAGCGATTGCTTCCATGCGAATGTTGGTAAATATCTATTAAACCCTGACCCTCTCGCCGACCCTGATTTAAACATCATAACACCGAGATATGTTAACTATATCAATAGGGCTAACTATGTGAATGTAGTTAGAAAAACGATTAATTCACTGGCAGGCTTGGTGTTTAGTAAATACCCACTGATTGAGCTTGATGAAGCGATTAAAGACGTTGGTGCAAATATTAATGGTGCAGGACTATCTATTGCCCAGCAAGCTCGCGAGGTGCTTATTGAAGTGCTTATTAAAGGGCGGGCTGGATTACTAGCCGATTATCCTGATAATGTAGCGGGTTTGACACGTGCAGACGTTAAGGCGAGTGGGATTAAACCATTTATTACAGTTTACACAGCAGAGCAAATCATTAATTGGCGTGTTGAGAATAAAAAGCTAACACTTGTTGTTTTATCAGAAAAGTATCTAAGTGAGGACGACGGGTTCGAAGCTAAGTATGATGAACAATTGTTAGTTTTACGATTGGTAAACGGTATCGTTACTAGCGAACGTTATAGAAGCAGTGGCGGGCGTGATTGGGTTTCACAAGGTGTTAGTGAGTTAAAAGATGGTAAAGGCAACAACCTTGATCAAATACCATTCTTTTTTGTTGGTGCCCAAAATAATGATGAAACGGTAGACGACTCACCAATGTTTGATATTGCCAAAGTTTCTATTGCGCATTACAGAAACAGCGCAGATTACGAGGACTCGGTTTTCCTAGTAGGTCAGCCTACTTTATTTATTTCAGGACTTACACAGGACTGGAACGGGGCTGATACGCAAATAATATTAGGTTCACGCGAAGCGCATTTATTGCCTTTGGGTGCTACAATCGATTTAATCCAAGCTGAGCCAAACAATATTGTTAAAGAAGCTATGGATAAGAAAGAGCAGCAAATGGTGTTCTTAGGTGCTAAGTTAATCGAATCTAGCTCATCAACAAAAACCGCAACTGAGGCTGGCGGGGATCTCGCGGAGGAAACTTCAGTATTAGCAACCTTAGCAAACAATGTTTCAGACGCATATACAAAAGCTGTTAATTATCTATGTCGTTATGTTGGTGTTGATGATGCGGCTTGCATGGTTTCATTGAATACTAACTTCTCAACCAACAAAATGACAATGCAAGACTTGATAGCAATCATGCAGCTTTGGCAGGGTGGTGCGATTACATTTAGTGAGATGCGGGATGTTTATGTCGAGAATGAAACAGCTACCATAGAGGATGCTGAGCTGGCTAAAGAAGTGATTAATCAACAGTTACCTTTACCCTCAGCTAAAAGCTGATAGCTGATAGCTTATGTTCATACTATTAGTAATCATCACTTTAGGCATAGTCGCTTTGATTATGTACGTTACAAGAAATTAACTTCTATTGCGGGTTAGCTCAATCGGCAGAGCATTGGCTTCATAAGCTAGTTGTTGGCGGTTCAAGTCCGTCACCCGCTTCCATTTTTTTTAAGGTCTTAGCATAGTGGTAATGCAGCGGACTCCAAACCCGTTTATGTAGGTTCGATTCCTACAGACTTTGCCAATTTTTTCAAGATAATCACGCCCGCATAAGGGATAACTAAAAATGCAAAACGACCTTTTCTACTTTAATGAGACCTTAAAACGCGCCATCACTATTGAGAGATTTAAGCAACATAATGTCAATAATCTTAATGAACTTTTTAAGCGTGTTGATGATTATATGAAAACCTTAAATGGTTTAGAAACAACCAATGAATCGGTTATTGCAAAAATTAAATCTAATTTAGAAAATATTTATAAGGATTTTGGCTTGCAGCTGACAGCTACTATGTCTCAAGTATTCATTGATGCCTATGAGTATGAACATGAAGCGATTGCCGAAGCCTATCCTGATAGTAAAGATGATTTGATTATCATAGGGCTGGCTGCTTTAGCATCCTTAACAATGAAAGTGATCACCGAAATACCTTTAATGTTAGACGGTGATAAAGGTCGCTTATTATCAAGTTTATTAAATGATTTTACCATTGCTGAATCTGAATTGATTGCAAACAAAGTCAGGGCTGGCGTGTTTGAGGGTAAGCCTATTGCGGATATTGTTAAAGAGATTCGCGGTACCAAACAAGGCAACTACAAAGATGGGCTGATTGAAACATCACGACGCCACGCGGACGCATTGACCCGTACAGGTATACAACGGGCGGAGAGTTTAGGGCGTGATGAATTCGCACAGCGTAATGGTGAGATTTTTGACGGCGTACAGTTCCTTGCCATAATTGATTCTAAAACGTCCAGATTGTGCAGAAGCATAGACCGAATGATAGTCCCTATAACCGACCCACGACGCCCTCCCTTCCATGTTAATTGCAGAACAACTTTTATTTATGTAGTTAAAGACCGCTATGTTGATGGTAAACCCAAAGACAGATCTGTTAAAAATGGCGACACCAAAAACATGCAGTATTACGATTGGTTGGCGCAACAGCCCGCCAGCTACCAAGATGAGATATTGGGCAAAACGCGGGGCAAGTTGTTTCGTGACGGTGGACTTACTACTAAGCAATTTAGTGAACTCAACATTAACAAAAACTTTGAACCATTAACTTTAGACGAAATGCGGAAGTTAAGACCCAAAGCGTTTGAGAAAGCGGGATTATAAGCTAACAGCTGGGAGCTGGCATGATTAAATTAATAGATTTAACAGCACTACATAATACTGATGATGAGATTTATTCTACTAAATTTAAAGATAATGTAGAGGTGTTTTTGAATGGTGTGAAACTCAAAAACTGTGTCTTTTGCAACGTTACACGCGGTTTTGTAATCGTAATGAAAACAGACCTCAACGACCGTAAGGTTATTTTTGGTGATGATTTTCTGTATGAAATTTTATCGGGTGATATTAAAGCTACTTGGATTTCAGGTTATTCAAGATGAAAAATAAATTAGTAAAATTCGCGCTTATTTTATTGTTGGCATTGTTTATCCAGTTCCTACTTGCTTATGCACTATTTGGAACTGTGTTTAAATCAATTCTTGCAATTATTATTCTTAACTTAACTATTGCGCCTATTAATCGTGATATCACTAAGTTAAAAGAGAAAGTTGGGGTGTGATAATGCTATTCGAAGCATCAACAACGCTTGAATTCAAGTATAAAAATACATTTAGGATTGCGGGCGTGTTTAAAAATGATGATGGGAGTTTGCTTGATATTAGTGGCTACCAGCTGTCAGCTAGTATCAGAAATCAACGCGATGTAAAGGTGTGTGACGTTATTATCACATCATTAGGTAACGGTTTCTTAGAGTTTAGGCTTCCTGCGGGCGTGGTGATACCTGTTGGTACGTACTATATGGATGTGCTAACCGTCACTACGATTGGTGGCGAAGTGGTTGAACGCAATACTGATATTGTTGAGATCGTGGTAAAAAGGACGGTGACACATGCCTAGACTTGAATTAACAGTAATTGATGATGATATCGATTTGTCACTAGTTGATCAGAATGGATCAATTGGTGTAACTGCTGACCAAAATCAATTTGCAACACTGTATATTGACCCCATTGTCAGTACTAGAGTTGTAGAGGGTAGCGTTTTAGCTGCTGATTTGATAAGCAAAGATACTGATAATTTAATTGAGCAGGGTAGTGACGGACTATTAAAAGTTGAAAACGATACTACAGATTATCTTGCTTATTACTTACTTGCGAAAGGTTGATAAAGATGGAATTACAAAGAGTTAACGAGTGTGAGATTAGTTACAAAAAATTACAAAAACATGGTTGAAACACAACTATATATCATGTTATAGTATGATAAAATATAAAAGAGTTGTAAATCCAACATATTAAGGTAACTCATGTCAAGCTCACTGTAAAAGGTGGGCTTTTTTATTGTCAGGTGTTTTATGTTACAGAATTATGAAAAGCTAATCGACGAATTGATGTTGTTTGACTATAGCAACCTATCTAAACTTCCCGAACTCTTTGAAGGCTTATCGATTTATGATGTTGTTGCTGCAAGCGAAGTTTTTACACTTGATGAAGCAATAGAACACTCGCAAGTAGCTAAAGTTAAATTTGTTTTAGAATCAATTCTAAATAATACCTGCGATTTTAGCAAAGTAATACCACTCGATATTAAAACCCTTTACGCTGCTAGCGATTACTATGCAGCTATTAAAGCTTCGCAGGCGTGATATGGATAACTCATTAAGTGATTTAGAAGCCGCAATATTCGAAAAAGACGCTGACCTACAACAACTCGCCCGCGATAACTCAAGATTTTTAACTGCGTTGTCAGGTGACTTGGTAAGCGCATACGCAATACTGCAAAAGAACGATATTGAGACCGTGTTTCTAATGCTGGCGGGGATTAAAAAGGCTGTTGATTTAATGCAAGAAGCCAACGACAACTATGCACACACAATAACACTTCGTCAGATCACGCCCGTCGCGTCTGAATTAATACACTAAGGATTAAATAACAATGGCAAAACAATCAGAAAAATTGAGTCTAATCTTTACAAGACTAGGTGAGGATTATAAAGCGCTTGAGACCAAAATTGGCAACTTAACTGCGCTAACCACTACTGAAAAAACAAATCTAGTCGCCGCCCTAAATGAATTACAAAGCGCTATCAATGCGATTAATGATCAAGTAGCAAACGCTAGTGCAATCAATGATAACACTACATCAACTACGACCTCATGGTCATCTAGCAAAACATCAACAGAATTACAAAAAGTATCGGATGACGCTGTTTTAAAAATCCAACAATTAAAAGACGACCTGTTGGGTGGTGCTAGCAGTGCTTTTGATACCTTCAAAGAATTACAAGATATGTTTAACAATGATGCTTCATACGCATCTAAAGTAGCTGACGCCTTAGCAAAACGTGTAAGAGTTGACGCTGCCCAAACATTCACTGTTGATGAACAAAAACAAGCCTGCGAGAATCTAGGCATTGGTGATCCAACTGTAGATTACGTAGCTATTTACAATGCTGCGAAGGCTTAAAGCTAATAGCTGTCAGCTAATGGATTGGCGTGATGGTATAAGAATGGAGGCTGTTAGCTGTGGCTACAATGTCAGATTATTTAAAGAATATTGTTACAACGATTGCAGGGGATATTAAAGCCTTATTTTCTAAGTTTGATGCTAGTGGTAAGTTATTAAAATCAAACCTGCCAGCCCTGACTAAAGCTGATGTTGGTTTGGGTAATGTAAATAATACCGCGGATGTTGAAAAGGACGTTAGAAGCGCTAGTAAATTAACAACTGATCGCCGTATTGAGTTTTCAGGTGCGTTATACGCTTATGGCGACTTATATTTTGATGGTTCTAAAGATATTAAAATCGGTGTTGATTTAGAACCTGCCCCAGCTTTTAAAAACCTATACGGCGGGGCTAATTACTCCAGACCTAGTGGCGACCCCTCACCTGATACTTATTCAACAGGTACTAGATACGTAAGTTACTACCCCCAACCGACATACCCATGGTACAACTGGCTATCAAGTGTGGGTTATGCGTGGATTGATACAGTAAGAGTAGGAGAGGATGCTATTCAAACAGCAATCCCTCAGGCAAATGGGTATTATTTTAAGGGAATGTTCATCAGGAGACTTCGTTCAAGTAGTTCAGATAATACTGCCAATAACAATAGATGGGTTCCGATATCTACAAATGTAGCTACTTATGAATCAACAACTTCTGAAGCGCCCAATGTCTATGTGGGTGCAGAGGGTGTTTTAAAAAGGTCAACAAGTTCTCAAAGTAGCACTTTAATATTAACAGGGGTTATAGGCAAAGCCTCAAACCCCCTTACTATTATCTCGCATGGGGTAGACGCCTCAAGAATTAAAAGTATTAATGCAAGGGTAGATAGAAAAGAAGGTACTTCATCTAAAGATTTTGTTTGGGATGGTACGATAAAACCGCTTACCAGTTCAGTTAGTTACTCAAGCTTATTTGTAGTTAATGTTACAGATACTTCAGTAATTATAACTGCGCATAAAGACGGTGTTGATATTCATGATAAGACAGTAACCGTATTTATTGAGAGATATTAAAATGGCAAATTATTTATTTACAGATAAAGCTGGTACTACTCGCAGGCGGGCTAGTGAAATAACTTTACGTTTTCCCGCAAGCGGAGTTCCCACCATACTTTTACGGAGGAGGAT